CGGGCGGACATTGACGGCAAACTCGCCGCCGCCAAAGCCGAACAGGAGGCGCAGGAACAGCTTTTATCTGAACTGGAGCATCTGGCCTTTCAGGACAAGGCGCAGGAGGATGATGTGTTCACTTCTTTTGCCGGAGCAACAGAACTGACGGCGGAACTGGCGCAGACATTCATCAAGGAAGTGCTGGTGTCCTCTTCCACCGAGATCGAGATCGTCTGGAAGTTCCGGGATGTGTTTGATATGCAGGGACATGACAACTGATAAAGGTTTCTACTTCACGATAAAGCGGATGCCGGGGGCGGTCTGGGAAAGACCTGTTGGCCGCCTCTGGCATCCGTAAAAAATTTGGTGTTTAGTTGACACAAGGAGATCTGTCTCGCTTTGGCCGGGAGTACTTGGACGCAGGAGAGTACATTGAGCGGATTTTCCCCTTTCTGGGGGTCCGATTTATTGCTATCAACGATAATTATGACAGCCTGCACCACAATGATGGCTCCGATGATTTGATTATCCCATTCAAAAATCTTATAAACGAGGCTTATTGCCGTGATACTTCTGTCAAAATTCGGAGTCAGCTGGAGATCAAACGGCAGCGCGGAGATTTCATCGGCCCCTTTGCCACATTCGGCTACCAGAAAGACCCCGATGACCACCACAAGCTGCTGATTGACGAGTATGCCGCCAATGTGGTGCGGGATATGTTCATGTGGAAACTGAGTGGTGTCAGCTCCTGCGACATTGCCGACCGACTGACCAAAGCAGGCATTCCGACGCCCATGGACTATAAGCGGTCGCTGGGTATGCGCTATAAAACGTCTTTTCGAGTAAAAGCGGAGTCTGTTTGGAGTGCGAATATGGTCCTGCGGATTTTGAAAAATCCCATCTATATCGGCACCTTAGAACAGGGGCGCGTCACCACTCCCAACTATAAAATCAAGCGTCTGGTCTATAAGCCGCGTGAGGAGTGGGCTGTAGTGGAGGGTTGCCACGAACCGGTCATCGACAGTGATATATTTGAAATCGTCCAAAAAGTGCTGGCGCTTGATACTCGCACCAGCCCCGGTGGTGAGGGAGTAGAGCTGTTTTTTGTCTTGGTGTACTGCGGCGAATGCGGCGGCGCAATGATTCGCAAGACGGTCCCTTCTGGAAAGAAAAAGTATGTTTACTATGTATGTGTCACGCACAAAAAACAGCCTGCGGTATGCTATTCTCATAATTTGCGCGATACGCAGCTCAATGAGATTGTTCTGGATGCGCTGAAAGCCCATATCAAAGATGTTCTTGGTCTGGCTGGGCTGATGGAGATTACCAGCACCGCGCAGCTGCAACAGGCCAGCATGAAAAAGCTACAAGAGAGACTGGAGCATAAGCAGGAGGAAATCAACCGCAATCAGACACTTTTGATGTCCCTTTATGAGAATCTGAACGATGGTATTATTGACCAGGATGAATACCGCGATTTGAAAAAAACTTATACCAGACGCCGAGAGGAGGCGGAGCATCAAGCTGATGACATCAGGGCGGAAATGGAACGCGAGGTGAACCACGCCTCCAACGGCCATAGATGGATAGATCGCTTCCGCACCTATCAGGACATTACAGAACTAGACCGTACCATTGTCGTTTCCCTGATTGAGCGTATTATGGTCTATCGGGATCACCGGGTCGAGATCGTCTACCGCTGGTACGACGAATATCAGTGGTATCTGGACCTGCTCCTCAAGGCTCAAGAGATGCCTCTGGAGAAGGAGGCGATGTGATGTGGCCCGTACAAAGCGGAAGATCAACCCTGTTATTCCTGCGGCGGCTCAGAACCAGGTCAAGGCGCGTATTTATCGTACTGGCGGCTATGTTCGACTATCTGTGGAGGACAGCGGGAAGCCGGGGGCCGATACCATTGAGACACAAAAGGCGCAGATTCTCAGTTATATTGAGCAGCAACCTGACATGACCTTTTGCGGGGTGTTCTGTGACAACGGCCACACCGGAACCAATTTTGAAAGACCTGCATTTGAGCAGCTGATGGACGAGATCCGCACTGGGAAAATTGATTGTGTTGTTGTCAAGGACCTTTCACGATTTGGCCGAAATTATCTGGAAACCGGAATTTATCTGGAGCGGCTGTTTCCCTATCTGAATGTGCGTTTTATTGCAATCAATGACCGTTTTGATACGCTGACTGCGGAACGCTCCAAGGACGGCTATATTATTCCGCTGAAGAACATGATAAATGAGGCTTACAGCAAAGACATCTCCAGAAAATCTAGCTCCGCCCTTGCGACCAAGCAGCGTAACGGTGAGTTTATCGGCTCCTGGGCCCCATACGGCTACCGGAAATCCGACACCGACAACCATAAGCTGGAGATCAACGAGGAAACGGCCCATGTTGTGCGGATGATTTTTCAGTGGCGGCTCTCCCGGGGCAGCTATCTGCAAATCGCGCGGCAGCTAAATGAACAGGATATTCCCGCACCGGCCCGGTATCACTACATGAAGGGTGAGGCAAAATCAGAGCGTTTTGCCAGTTCTGTGTGGCATGTTGCGATGGTCAAGAAGATTCTGCTCAGTGAAGTCTATATCGGCAACATGGTGCAGGGCCGCAATCGAAATGCGCTGTCAGAAGGAAGAAAAATGAAGCAAGTACCGAAAGACCAGTGGATCATCGTCCAGGGCACTCACGAGGCTTTGATTGATGAAGAGATATTTTATGCTGTGCAGCAAATTGCGGAAAGAAACCGGGCAGTTTTCCAAGAACGTCTCGGCACATATGATGCGCTGGGAACTACGCCGAATATTTTTCGGGGCCTGATTTTCTGCGCAGACTGCAAACGTCCTATGGTACGCTATAAAAATGTCTCTGCAAGAGCTGGAAATCGGTACTACACCTACATTTGCATCACACACATGGAAAACCCGGCGGCCTGTCCCTTGAAGGGCCTTCATGAAGCGCATCTGATGGAAATTTTATGGGACACACTGAAACAGGAAATTGCGCTGGCGGAGAACATGGAAAAAATGGTGCAGAAGTATAATCACTCTGAACGAGCCGCTGGCATTGAGGCATCTTTAGAGCAGGAGACCTCTGATGCACAGCGGGCGTTTGATCGGGCCTGGAGGCTACATGACAGCCTTTATCAAAGCTATGTGGACAAACTTGTGACAGAACAGGAATATCTGTCCATGCGGCAGCAGTACCGGGCGGACATGGAGCAGGCCAAAACCCGCCTGGATGAAATCAAACAGCGCAAGGAGGCCATTCTTAAAAAAACAGCGGGAAATCCGTGGCTTGCGGCCTGCGGCAATTTCCGGAGTGAGGATGCTCTGACCGAGGAGATGGTTCGTGCGCTGGTTGATCGCATAGAGGTAGATGCCCAAAATCATCTGTTTATCACACTCCGATACCGGGACGAATGTGAGGCGCTAGTCAGGGTTTTGGAGGAGGCGGGTGTATGACGATTTTTGAGTATATACGCCTTTCTTCTGAAGATGATGACTTAAAGGAAGGCGAAAAGCCGGAGTCCAACAGCATAGCCAATCAACGCAATCTGATAAACACCTATATCCAAAGCCATGAGGAATTTGCCGGGGCTGACGTTGTTGAGTTCTGTGACGATGGCTGGAGCGGCAAAAGTTTTGAGCGACCGGCTGTAAAGGAAATGTTGGAACAGGTGCGTTTGGGGAAAGCCCAGTGCATCATTGTCAAAGATATATCGCGCTTCGGCCGTGATTACATTATCGCTGGAAACTACATTTCCCGTGTATTCCCCTTTCTGGGAGTGCGGTTTATTGCCATCAATGACGGGCTTGACAGCAGCCGTATCGCTGATGTGGACAGCCTGGAAACAGCATTCAAAACCCTTTTGTATGATCTATACAGCAGAGACCTTTCCCGAAAGGTGCGCAACGCAAAACGGTTTCGGGCACAGCAGGGAGAGTGGATGTCGGCCATCGCGCCCTATGGCTATATGCGGGACACCCAGAAGAAAAATCACATGGTCATTGATCCCCCCGCAGCTGAGGTGGTCCGCCGTATTTTCCAAATGATAGCGGAGGGCTTGTCCGCCGTCCAGACCGCAAAGATACTCAATCAGGAGTGTGTCCCAACCCCCATGCTCTACAAGCAGGCCCAAAGCAGTATTCCACGGCACTGGAACACGCTCTACGAAGAAAATTTTTGGACAGACAGTGCTATTATCAGGATTGTCCGTGATGAACAGTATCTTGGCAAAGTTGTCTATGGGAAACGGTTTTATGACCAGATCGGGCAGGGTCACAGCTTGAAAGTCAGGAAAAAGGACTGGATTGTTGTAGAAGGGATGCACGAGGGGATTGTGTCCCAAGTGGAATTTGACCGTGCACAAGCGGCTCTGCGTGAATTTTCAGAGCGTGCAGGAGCGTCATGCAGCAATCCTCTAAGTAAGAAAGTCCGCTGTGGGGTATGTGGTCACGCCATGACCCGTGAAGATGTCAAGCACCCATATTTCTTTTGCCGTACATCCCGTATGGTGGACTCGTTCTCCTGCTCTGGTGAACGGGTCCTGGAGAGCGACATTATAGAAATCATTTTGTCTGGTCTTCATGCCCAGGCGGTATCCGCTGTACGGTGGGAACAGATATGGGAGACTCGCCACCAGAAGGAAAAGACGGACTTCACTGCTATCCAAAAGCAGGTCGCATCACTGAGAGAAACCTGCGCCCAGCAAGACGGTCAGATTAAAGAGCTGTATGAGGCGCTGGTATCGGGTAGCGTCAGCAGAGACGAATACAAAGCCGCAAAAGCCATGCTCGTCTCAAGGCGCGATCAGGTCAAAGCCAGGATTTCCGAACTGGAGATTGTTCTGGCAAACGCGAACAGTGATGGGAAGCTGAACAATCCATTTGTAAGCAGCTTTCAAAAATACACTGAGGTAACATCTATCACAAAAGAGATGATGATGGATGTTTTGAAAGAGGTGCGAATCTACCCCGGCGGTCGAATTGAAATCACTTGGAACTACTGTGAGGATTTAGAGAGACTGCTACGGGATTTGCATGACGAAGGGAGTCACCAAAATGAAGTGCAAACGAGTATGGATCTATTGCAGGACTGCGTATCCTGACGCAGTTTCCCTGGCGGTCCAGGAGCAGTATATGATTGACTATGCAAAAGCACATGGATTTTTAATTGCGGGTGTCACGTCGGAGCATGGCAGTGGTCTGGATTTTTCCCGTGATGGAATAAAGGCGGTGTCCCATGCGATAGAGATGGGTGAGGCCGATGCTTTGCTGGTAAAGGAACTTTCCCGCTTGGGACGGGATGTGGAGGAAACGGACGTTTACCTGCATTGGCTGAAAAAGCACAATAGACATCTTGCGAAAATAAGGTGCAGTGGTAAAATAGGGGCATGAAATACGAAACG